GTCATAGTGACGGCACTGGTAACGAGGAAAGACCTCTGCGAGGTACGAATCCGAACCGGCCAGACGGAGGTCGCTGTTTTCACAGTCTACGAACCTGAGGAGTAAGAGTGACCTGGGCGGGGTACTGATCCCATCCCCGCCCACCTCTGATGTGTCAGGCATCCTCAATGCACCCGCACTTAACCCGCTTCGGCGGGGTTTGTTTTTTCCTGGCATTCTGGTTTACAATTCGCACGTCAGCCTGAACAACTGGCACCTGCTGCGTCACCGGAGATCCCGATGGCGCACGATACCAGATTGCACAATTCTGCCGACCTTGCCAGCAGGCATGGGCGGCGTTCTCACACATTCAAATCTGACTGGTTCCAGCATGACCCGTGCACTGAAGAACAGGCCGAATGGCTGATTCAGTGCTACCGCAGACGTGGTTACGAGTTTCAGAAAGATCTCAGCTTCGATCGTCGTCACTGGATAATCTCCGTCAGGCTCCCTTATTCCGAACGCCCACCGCGTCCGTCCCGCACATTCCAGCAGCGCATCTGGAGGTAACGTGCGGGTATTACTTCGACCTGTTCTGGTACCGGAACTCGGGATGGTGCTCCTTAAGCCGGGCCGTGAATCAATGTCAGCATTCCATAACGGCAGAATATTGGTGGAGCCGGAACCGAAAAACATGCGCGGTCTGCCGTCCGGAGTCGTTCCTGCCGTTCGCCAGCCGCTGGCAGAGGATAAAACATTACTGCCATTTTTCAGCGATGAGCGGGTTATTCGTGCAGCAGGTGGTGCAGGTGCACTGTCTGACTGGTTATTACGTCACGTGAAATCCTGCCAGTGGCCACACGGCGATTATCATCACAGCGAAACCGTCATTCACCGTTACGGTACCGGCGCGATGGTGTTGTGCTGGCACTGTGACAACCAGCTGCGCGACCAGACATCAGAATCACTCGATCAACTTGCTCAGCAGAATCTGGCAGTCTGGATGATTGATGTTATACGTCACGCAATAAACGGTACGCAGGAGAGGGAGTTATCGCTGGCCGAATTATCCTGGTGGGCGGCCTGCAATCAGGTGGTGGATGCACTACCTGAGGCAGTAGCGCGTCGTTCGCTGGGATTACCGGTGGAAAAAATCCGCTCCGTATACCGTGAGAGTGACATCGTACCGGGAGAACAGACAGCCATCAGCATACTGAAGCAGCGCACAAAAAATATTGCGCTGCCACTTCACGTCCACCAGCAACAAAATCCACCACAGAAAAAAACGGTTGTCAGTATCGCTGTTGATCCGGAGTCTCCTGAATCGTTCATGAGGCGGCCTAAACGTCGCCGTTGGGTTAATGAGAAATACACGCGCTGGGTAAAGACACAGCCGTGTGCGTGTTGTGGTAAGCCTGCTGACGATCCGCATCACCTGATTGGTCATGGTCAGGGGGGAATGGGGACAAAGGCCCACGATATTTTCACGCTACCGTTGTGCCGGGAGCACCACAACGAACTTCATGCAGACCCGCTGGAGTTTGAGAAAAAGTACGGCTCTCAGATTGAGTTAATTTTTCGTTTTCTTGATCACGCCTTTGCGACTGGCGTGCTCGGGTAAAAGAGGTGACTGATGCTCATAGATTTGGTTTTACCTTACCCGCCGACGGTGAACACTTACTGGCGACGCCGTGGCAGCACATATTTTGTATCAAAAGCCGGGGAGCGTTATCGCCGTGCAGTGGCGCTTATTGTTCGCCAGCAGCGGCTGAAATTAAGCCTGTCCGGACGGCTGGCAATAAAAATTATTGCAGAGCCACCGGATAAGCGTCGTCGTGACCTGGACAACATTCTGAAAGCACCGCTGGATGCGCTGACGCATGCGGGACTGCTTATCGACGATGAACAGTTTGATGAAATCAATATTGTACGTGGTCAGCCAGTATCTGGTGGACGTCTGGGGGTGAAGATTTACCCCATAATGCTTGAAGGGCAGGTCAAAAAATGAAACTGGAAGATTTACCGAAATACTACTCCCCAAAATCCCCCGGCCTGACTGATGCATCGGCCTCAACGTCAAAAGATGCGCTGAGTATCACTGATGTGATGGCCGCGCAGGGCATGACACAGAATCGGGCTGAGATGGGGTTTTCTGCGTTCCTTGGGAGAATGGGCATTAGTATGAATGACAGAGAGCGGGCAACAGAATTGCTGACAGAATATGCACTCAGTCGGTGTGATCGCGTGGCGGCGTTAAGAAAACTCCCGGCAGAAATAAAACCGGCAGTGATGCGTATTATGGCTTCGTATGCGTTTGAAGATTATGCCCGTAGCGCGGCGAGCAAAAAACAGTGCCCCTGCTGTCACGGAAAAAAATTTATTGAAAGCGAGGTTTTTACAAACAAGATCCAGTATCCGGATGGTAAGCCGCCAGTGTGGGCAAAGTGCACAAAAGGCGTGTATCCGTCTTACTGGGAGGAATGGAAAAAAGTCAGGGAGGTGGTAAAAGTTGCCTGTCCGGAGTGTGGCGGAAAGGGGGAGGTTTCCACCGCCTGTAAAGATTGTCGTGGGCGCGGTGTTGCCATTCATCGTGAAGAGTCGGAAAAACAGGGTGTGCCGGTTTTCAGAAACTGTCAGCGTTGTGGTGGGCGTGGCTATGAAAGATTACCTTCAACGGAGGCATTTAATGCCATATGTAATGTAACCGATGCCATATCTCTTGATACATGGAAAAAAACAGTTAAACGTTTTTACGATACGCTGGTGGTGCAGTTTGATATTGAAGAAGCATGGGCAGAACAACAACTGAAAAAGGTGACCAGATAGCTTTGTTGATTTTTCCCGAATCTGTGGTAAATTTGCCCTAACGATGGGCGTTTTATGCCTGACGTTAGAAGATTTTTTACACCCCGCCGCCTGGCGGGTTTTTTATGACTGAAATCGCGTCAGTACAGTAAACGCGCTGGTGGCGGTGAATACCGGTCTTTCAGCTTGCTGGCTTTTTTGACAAGAGTTATTGGTGTGTCACGTTAACCGAAAAAGGGAAAAAGACATGCTGAAACAGCAGGATATGACAGAAACTGCCAGAGCAGTGTTTAATGAATTAAGCGTCACCGAACCGGCGACAGTCGGGGAGATTGCGCAGAATACTTACCTTTCACGCGAACGCTGCCAGTTAATACTGACCCAGCTTGTTATGGCGGGTCTGGCAGACTATCAGTTCGGTTGTTACAGACGCCTTCGGTCCTGAAGGCTTTTTTATTTGTGGTAAATGGGCGGCTGGTGGGTGTTAGGGGCACTCACCAGCCATCTGCTCATGCGTCTGGATCACAAGCAAACCTCAGGCCCACTGCTTTGCGCAAAAGCAGAATGAGCCTATCAGAGACAGGCTTAATGATCCATGCTTAACACTGTAAAAATATCCAGTTGTGAGTTAATCAACGCCGACTGCCTGGAATTTATCCGGTCGTTACCCGAAAATTCTGTTGACCTGATAGTCACGGATCCGCCGTACTTTAAAGTGAAGCCTGAGGGCTGGGATAACCAGTGGAAGGGCGACGATGATTACCTGAAGTGGCTGGACCAGTGTCTTGCGCAGTTCTGGCGGGTGCTGAAACCTGCCGGAAGTCTTTACCTGTTCTGTGGCCATCGCCTGGCATCTGACATTGAAATCATGATGCGTGAACGCTTCAGTGTGCTGAACCATATTATCTGGGCGAAGCCGTCCGGACGCTGGAACGGGTGCAACAAGGAAAGCCTGAGGGCGTATTTCCCCGCCACAGAGCGCATTCTGTTCGCGGAACATTATCAGGGGCCGTATCGTCCGAAAGATGCCGGGTATGAGGCGAAGGGCAGGGCACTGAAACAGCATGTGATGGCACCGCTGATTGCTTACTTTCGTGATGCGCGTGCTGCCCTGGGGATAACGGCAAAACAGATTGCTGATGCCACAGGAAAGAAAAACATGGTGTCGCACTGGTTCAGTGCCAGTCAGTGGCAGTTACCGAACGAAAGCGATTATCTGAAATTACAGGTGCTGTTTGCCCGGGTGGCAGAAGAGAAGCATCAGCGGGGTGAACTGGAAAAGCCCCACCACCAGCTGCTGGAGACGTATACTTCACTGAACCGGCAGTATGCGGAACTGCAGAGTGAATATAAGCATCTGCGGCGGTATTTTGGCGTGACGGCGCAGGTGCCGTACACGGATGTGTGGACGCATAAACCGGTGCAGTACTATCCCGGGAAACATCCGTGCGAAAAACCGGCAGAAATGCTGCAGCAGATAATCAGCGCGAGCAGTCGTCCGGGTGACCTGGTTGCAGATTTTTTCATGGGGTCGGGTTCGACAGTCAAAGCCGCGATGGCGCTGGGGCGGCGTGCAACTGGCGTTGAGCTGGAGACTGAACGTTTTGAGCAGACGGTCAGAGAAGTTCAGGATTTAGTCAGTCAGAACGGATGATATTGCAGGATTAGTTACGTACCGTTATTATCCTGCGCCCGGCCCTTTAGCTCAGTGGTGAGAGCGAGCGACTCATAATCGCCAGGTCGCTGGTTCAAATCCAGCAAGGGCCACCATATCACATACCGCCATTAGCTCATCGGGATAGAGCGCCAGCCTTCGAAGCTGGCTGCGCGGGGTTCGAGTCCTCGATGGCGGTCCATTATCTGCATTATGCGTTGTTGGTTCTGATGAGTGAATCATTGTCTTTTGAGCAACAGGCTATCATATAAGATAGCCTCAGACTTCCTTGTTTATTCTCGCCGGATGCTTCGTAGATATTTGCAGGCATCTGTATGCAGGGGTATTATTGCGGCATATATCATCCGGAAAAATAAAAACTACATGCTGATCCGGAGATGATAGTTACAAGTCCTCCCGGATCCCGCATATTTACTATATTTTATAGATAATTGTTCTTGTTAATATGGAGATGGATAAATGTATTGCCGTGCTGTACCGGTTCTTGTTTTGATATTAGCCAGTCTGACAACTGGCTGCACAAAAGATGTATCGACAAATAATCATGATGCTTCTCTGTATCACTCAGATAAATTAATAAAGTCGCAAAATTTGAGCTCATCGGAACGTACCCCTGATGCCAGTGAAGAAATCCGGCAGTATGCCATTCAGGTCAGGAAAGCCATAGAAGAACAGTTAAAGGATGCGAGTAAGTATTCAGGAAAAGAGTGTTCACTGAGAATGTATATGGCCCCGAATGGTCTTCTGCTACAGGTTAAAAGAGAAAGCGGTGATCCCGATTTATGTCGTGAAGCGATGAATGCAGTAAAGAATGCTGATATACCATCACCACCGTCTTCAGGAGTATATAAAGCATTTAGAAATGGCGTGCTGGATTTTAAACTCTGACAGGGGGAGAAGATTTTCTCCTGTCCTGATGATTTTGGGGCGCTGGAAAGATATTGTGCTGTGAAGTGTTAAATCCCTCACAATTCAGTAAGTTGACAGTTGCCTGTCAGACTGAGCATTTGTTAAAAAAATTTCGCATGGTGAATCCCCCTGTGCGGAGGGGCGACTGGTGAACGGTATGATCTCTTTGATGATCGTAAGCGAGAATACGCGGGTTTGGTGTCACCGGGCTGAACTCACCGGGAGGCACCCGGCACCATGCTCATGGTGATACAGAAATGCGGCTTCAGCCCCTCTCCGGAGGGGCTTTCTTATGGACAAAAAAAGCCCGCGCTGGGAGACGCGGGCGGCAAGGAATAAACAATAAAACGTGAAGTAATACTTCAACTGGCGAATAATACCCGACAGTAATCACTCTGCGCAATAGCGTGGCCTTTTTCGAATTGCGGGCTGTAGTCTCCCTTCTGCCGGGTGTCCTGGTTGCAGATTTCTTCATGGGGTAGGGTTCGGCAGTTAAAGCAGCGATGGCGCTGGGGCGTCGTGCAACTGGCGTTGAGCTGGATACCGGGCGTTTTGAACAGACTGCGCAGGAAATCAG